CCTAATGCAAATTCGGAAATAATATAAAAAAGTTTTAAAAATATAACAAATATTAAAAAGATGTCTTGAATTGTTTTCATTTATATATAAAATATATAAAATATATAAAATATATAAAATATTTATTTTCCACAACCACAGCCTCCTCCTCCATAAATTTTTGCGTTAGAAACCCCTGTTAATGAAAATCTAGCTACTTTTGTTCCACGCGAAGCAACCATTGTATTTTGGACTGATGAGAGATTTAAAGTTTTTGTTTTTACAGGTACACTTGATATTTTTCTATTATATATTTTATTATTATTTTGTTGTAAATTTTGAATCATGTTAAACATCTTTATTATTTGCATAGATAATAAATCTATAAAATTATGAAATTATTAATTCTAAATAACTAATTTATATTAAATTGTAAAAAATTGATGTATATATTAATAATGAATATCTCTCTTAAACAAGATGACGACAATATGTTGTACTCGTTTTAATGAAGATACTTGGTCACAAAACGAACGTTGGAGAAGACAAAATAACTATATAGGATCAATATATAATTCTCCTGTAAAAATAAGAGAGATAATTCCTTTATTATCAATAATTTATGTAATAGAAATGAATAATGAGATTAATAAAATCATGGGAATAGGTATAATTAAAAATTATGTGCACACAGAAAAGTATTTTAAAATATATGAAGTAGGTAATTATAATAGGTATACGTATAAAAGTAAATTTAGAGTAGATTGTTCGGAATTTACAAAAAAGGAAAAAGTAATAATAGAAGTATTGGAAACTTTATTATTTAAAGGAAGTGCGCATTGTAAAAGAGGTCATGGAATACAAAAACTGCCAAAATGGATATTAGAAAATGATGCATTTGATTTTATTGAATTCTTTAAAAAAATGTTTAAAAAGCATTTTATCTGTGAAATAGAAATAAAACATAAATTTATTGAAAAAGAGAACTGAAAAAAGATAACTGAAAAAAGAGAACTAAAAAAAAGGTACTAATTGAATCGGCCAAAAATAAAATAAAGAAATATATTAATATATTAATATATTAATGAGTATTTCCAATAACATAAATACAAATATAGATGATTATACAACTGATGAATTATTTCAGATATTGAATTTAGATGAAGATACAAATACTTATATGGTTAATAAGACAGTGAATGATACAATAGAACAATTTAAAGATAGAGGAGACAATTCTATAATTGGTTTTTTGAAAAAAGCTAGAGATAGGATTATAAAAGAATTAGAGTCTGACTACATTGAAGAAAATGAAGTAGTAAATGAAAAAATGACTAAAGCAGAACAATGGTATAAAAATGAATACCTTCCACCTACTAGTCGTCTTCAAGCAATAAAAGTAACTGATAGAGTACAACAAGTTGAAACATTTAATCAAAATAATCATTTTCCGATGAAGCAGAATACGTTAGGAGTTAATAATGCATATCAATTGCCAGTAGCTCAAGATACATTAAATCCTACTTTACGAAATCTTAATAGTACAATTGTGAATCTTGATAGTCAATTTAGAAATGTAATAACTCCCTATATATCAAATGACCCTAATGCACCTTCTTCTTCAACAAATTATACAATTGATTTAAATGATCCCTTAACAAATGTGTTGAGTCTTAGAGTTTATTCGGTTCAAATTCCTAATACTTGGTATAGATTCAGTGAAGAACAAGGTAATACTTGTTTTTACGTAGATTTTAGTGGCAAATATAAATTTACGCTTCCAAGTGGTAATTACACATCATCCGAAATAGTTGATGAATTGAATGATGTAAATAATTGGTCTCCTGTGCCTCCGCCCCCGCCCCTGCCCTCGCCTCCTGCCTTTCCAACTACAGATTTAGTATGGAGTTATAATGATAATACTGCAAAGTTAGAATTTGAATTAATTGGGAATATAACATTTTATTTTTATGATACTAGTGGCAATTATGCTTGTAATCCTTCTTGTATTAATGTCTCTCAATTAAATCAAAACTTAGGATGGTCTATGGGATTTAGAGTTACTACTAATAATCCTATTACAAATGGCGTATTTTCTAGCATAGCCTATGTAGGTGGATTAGGAACATTATTCTCAGTTGATGCTGCATTAAATTTATATGGTCCAAAGTATTTTTCAATTGTATTAGATGATTTTAATCAAAATAGACAAAATAAAGGATTAGTTAATATAGGAACTCCAGATACAAAATTGAGTTTGCCAAATTATTTTTCTAATGATTTAGGTTATGATTGTGATACGGATACGATTGCGCCGACAATACCTAGAAGAATAACTCAAGCACAAATTTATACTATTAATCAAATCAAGCAGAATAGAGCAACAAGTAAGCAAAGAACATATGGAGCAAGCACAAGTGATATTATAGCAATTTTGCCTATTGATATAGCCGTTAATACACAAGAAAAGCCTTATACAGTTTTTGGTGCAAATTTAATATTTAATGAACGAAGATATTTTGGTCCAGTGAATATTAACAGAATGAAAGTTCGTTTAGTAGATGATAAAGGTAATACAGTAAATTTAAATGGTGGTGATTGGGCTATATCTCTTGTAACCACTGAATTATATCAATATTAATAACTGAAAAAAAGGAACTAAAAAAAAGGAACCAATTGATAATAGAGATAAGTAATTTAAAATAATAAATTATTATATAATGAATCTGGAATTAGATGATAAAGAATTAATGAAACTATATAAAGAACGTGCTGAAAAAGCCGAAAATGAATTAGAACTTGAACGTAATAAAATCAAAGAGTTAGAAAAACGTATTGAAACATGCATAAAAGAAAAATCATATATAAATTGCTTTAAATATTTTGAAAACATTAAAAATAATAATACAGAAAAGATTTTTATTTGGATTAATAAAAATCATTATTTTAAATGACCGATGGTATAAATAATAATTAAATATAAATTAAATAATTTTATATTTAATAATGTAAATGACAAATATGACAAATTCCATTTATAACATTAGAGACATAAAAAAAAATGATGATATAAGTGTATTGAATGAACTTTCATCAGTTGATGCTGATGTTGGTTTATGCAATGAATTTTGTGAGTTTATTAATTTATTAAATGATAATCATAGAGTGGTTGTTTTTGAAATAAAAATAAATGAAAATGAAACAATCATTGCGGGGATAGGAACAATATTTATAGAGAGAAAAATAATTCATTCATTTGGAAAAGTTGGTCACATAGAAGACATTGCTGTATCTAAATTATATAGAGGATTAGGTATAGGAAAAAATATAGTAGACTATTTAATTAATTATGCAAAAGAAAAGGGATGCTATAAGGCAGTTTTAAATTGTTCTAATGACAATATAACATTTTATGAAAAATGTGATCTAAAATTAAAATCAAATCAAATGGCAATATATTTCTAATATTTTAATAATTATTTTTATACCATTTTAGAGCCATAGATAAACCATAAAATAATAGATATAATGCTTCCAACTACGAAACCAAGACCAGCTTTAAGTTTTGTTTTTCCCATTGTATAGTAAAAAATGGCTGGGAAAATGATATAAGAAATAATAAAATAAAAAATCATAATATTAGTATATTTTAACCATTTAGAATCAGTAAATATGCTGTTAGACATTTAATATATAATGCTAAAATAAATTAAATATTATATATATTTATTTTGATTGTCTCATTTTTCTTTTCAGTCGTTGTAATGATTATTAATGTCCTCTAGTTTTTTTATTGAAATCAAATAAATAACAAAGAGTAATAAGCATTGTCAGTCCAAAGCATAATGCATAAGTGCAAAAGTAAATAATTTCTTGATTCTTATAAACATCTTTTGGAAAATAACAAGCCAAAAACTTAACGTCATCCATTTCGTCTTTAATATGATAATTTGTGTAATAATTGTGATATACTACAATATTTTTTCCAAATTCAATTAAGTCATATGTTCTGTTTAAAGCATTTTCTAGAAAAAGTTCACCTGTCATTACTTTTACAGCGCATTCATCAGAAATTAAATCAGCAATCAAATAAATATTATAACAATCCAATGTTACAATATTTTCGCAATTTTTATTATCATTTTGCGAGCGCAAAAGGTTTGTATTATAGTTATTAATATAGTTATCAGGATTTATTCTACTGCATATAGTACATTTTTTATTTTCTACAAAAACGTCATAAACAATAGCATTTTTTTTCTCATAAAATAAACATGTGTTATTATTTTCATCGCATGTTGAAGACATTATGATTATTCCAAGTATAACTGTAATAATGCTGCAAAATAGAGGAATATAATTATTTTTACGTGTTTTTACGTTTGTCATGGTTCTCGTGTTTCTCATCATAGTTATTTTGCAAAATATAATAGTTTATAAAACAAATCAATTTTTTACAAATACATAAATAAATAAAAATATAAATTAAATGACTTAAAAATATGTTATATGTCTAATTATATAATGTCTAATACAAAACCAGTTCTTTATATTGAAGAAGTTCTTAAAAATGGAAGAAGTGATATGCGTATGTTTATACATTATGATAGAGAAGATACATATGTAGTTTATTTGACAAGGCGAGACTATAAACATACTAACATGCCTGATGTAAAAATGACATTTTTGAGCCGTGAAGGATTGGTAAATTTTTTGCTTTATTCTATATGTGAAACTTCTAGAGTAAGTGCAACAATGTATTTGATGAATTTTAATGAGTTTAGTGAGGATAATTTTTCGTCTGTTTACGAATTTTACAGGATTAATCGTATACGAAATGAAATATTTGGTTATGATAACTTTAAATATTATAATTATGATGGGTTAATGGAGTTGGCGATGGTTCTCCGAGATACAAGGGTTTAAATTAAACTATTACTAAATTAAATAATTATAGTAATAGTAATAAAATAGTTTGTCTTTTCAGGAATATTTCTACTTAATGTTTTTGAAATATTCTTTCATGCAGACAAATTAAAAAACTTATTTATTTTATAGGCATTGTCATATTTCCACCTCATCCTCCTCCTCTTTGTCGTCTGGACTTATGACTTCTTGACTTATGACGTCTAGTTCTATTTTTACGGCGATGTTTTAGAGCACGTTTAGTTCTTCTTGGCATTATAATTTTAAGAGAGAAATAAATTAAAATAAATATGTTAAAGTATTTTGCATATTATAAAAAAAAAATTGAAATACTTTTTTATATTATGGTGTATGATACAACTCTAAAATGACAACCGATCAAATCGAAACTTTTAATGCGCTTGAGGAAGAGATGAAGTTTTCATCAGACGAAGCCAAGGAATCATTTATCATGAGGGAGGAATTGCGTCGTCAACGCCGAGATTTGCTAAATCAATACGAAGATAAAAAAATTGATGCTGAACTTAAAAAGAAACAATACATCTATGACAATCAGAAGGAAGCTGCTTTTGAATGCATGCGCCATTTTATGACTGGAAAAACACTTGTTATTTTGATTGCTCAACCTGGAACAGGTAAAACAGGAACTCTTACGGAGATATTCTACAGGCTCGCTACAAACCCAGACGACGAACTGTGCGTGAATTCTTCTAATATGCATATAATTTCTGGCATGAATGATAAGGATTGGCGTGACCAAGTGCAACAAAATATGCTGACATCATTTCAAACTAATATTTACCATCGCGGTGTATTGGGTAAAAAAACTAGAGAAATTGAAGAAATCAGAAATGGTATAATTGCTTGTGACGAGTGTCATATTGCTTCTGGAGGGGGTATGACAGTTTCTGATTTAATGAAAGAATCCGGTTTAACCAGTGTTACTGTTGCGAAGGAAAGACAGGTTCGTTTATTGGATATATCGGCAACTCCTGAATCGGTAAGTTGGGATATTGCTAAGTGGGGAGATAATGCTGCGATTGTAAAACTTAATACAGGGTCAATGTATAAAGGTTTTGGTGTTATGCTAGAAGAAAAAAGAATTCTTCAGGCAAAGTCATTTGAAGACAAAGAATCAGTAAATGAATGGTTTCAGTTTTTTGAAAAACGATACTCAACGGTTCAAAAGAAATATTTCCCACTGCGTTTATCTGGGAAAAGTAAACCAGAAGTTATTGAAAATCTTCACGAGGCATGCATTGAATTTGGATGGGAAATGATTCGCCATGATTCTTCTAATCGTCAATATGAAATTGATGAAATAATGAAGACTCCTCCATCAAATCATACGATAATTTTGATCAAGGGATTCTGGCGTGCAGCTAAGCGTTTAGAACGAAAACATGTAGGTGGGACATATGAGATGGTAATCAATACTCAAAATGTCAGTTCTACTGCTCAGGGACTTGCAGGCCGATTTTGTGACAACTACGAATATTCTGGACATGAACTCAATCCAGAATTAAGACCCGTTCACTTTTGTGATAAAGATGCGATTGAAACATATTTGAGATGGTTTAATTCTGATTGTGATTATGAAAAAGTAGATTACACAGCGACCCGCATTAAATCAAAAAAAGGAAAGGTTAATTCTCAAATATCAAAGATTCATTCCTCAATCTTTACAGATTTGGATGAATCTAGGGAACCGGAACCGGAACCAGCACCATCAGCACCATCAGCACCATCAGCACCATCAGAACCATCAGAACCATCAGAACCATCAGAACCATCAGAACCATCAGGATCAGAAGAACCTATTGTCAATAAGTTTGATACGATAGAAGAAGTCAAAACTTACTATAACAATGTATTGAAGGTTGAACGTGGATTCAATGGTAGAGGACCCACTAAAAGAAACCCAAATGAAGATGGATATTACGAAGCAACCATTCGTGGAAATACAAGGATTTATTCTTGTGAGGAAATCGTTAAGGAGAAAAAATGGGGATTTTACAAGAATAAAAATAACACTTATCGTTGCCATCCTTGTTATGAGAACATAAACGATAAAACAACTATCAAGTGGTGTCTCATTCATTATTAAATAAAAAAAGTCGGTCTTAAATAAAAAAAGTCGGTATTAAATAAAAAAGGACCATTTAAGGTCTTTTTTTTTTACTATTATTATATGTCAGCTTTTATAGAGTTTCTTCATCATCAAAACCTAGGACGACAGGTGGCAAAGGTAAATCTCTCAATAAAAAAAGACGTAATCATAAAAAAACCAATCGTAATAAAAAAAATAAAATGAAACGCACACGTAGATTGAGAAAATAAAGTTAAGTTTATATAAATTTAATCAGAATGTTTTGTATTTGACATTGTGTTTACTCTTTGTATAATTGAAAATAATTTTAAACTATTTTCAATTTTTTATATATTTGTTAAAGACAATTAAATATTATTAACTTGCGAGACCTTTCGTTTTTAGTTGTTTAACTTTAAGTTTAATTTCAGTAGGTACTTCTAGTTCAACATTATCTATTTTATTTTCAGTTGGTTGTATCTGATGATTTTTTTTAGCATAGCAACCTCGGTGATGAGCAGAAAGAGACTGCATGTTTTTGGCTGGATATTCACAATATTCACAGGTATATTTGGTTGTTGAAAATGCAAAACGTTTTGATAAATAATCTTGAAGAGTAGGAATATTAAACTCATCTAATTGTTTAAGCAATTTAGCGTTAGTTTCTTTAATTAGTTTAGACATAATTATTTTTTGACTACAAAGAGCTTGATATTCTCTGTTAATTTCTTCCAATAATTCTTTACTAATAGTATCAATTTCATCGTTACTATCAAGTTCATCCAATTTACTTTTAAAATGGTCAATAATACTGATTGCAAGTTTAATTTTTTCTGCATCATTATTTACTTCATGAACGTAAACTAATACATTATTATTATGTATATTAATTTCAAAATTTTCTTTAGTTGCTACTCCACAATTTTGAGATAAAAATAATCCACAACAATTTTGTTGCTCAATATCGTGAATAAATTTTTTAACCTCTTCCTGAACCACATTACGTTCCCAGTTTTTATTTTCAATTAGGATAGTTGGTTTATTGAGTCTTCGTAAAATGATATCCCCAGTTTCTTTTTGAGTTCCTACAGAATCAATTTGCCCACTTGGATATAGGTTCTGTAAAATATTAAAAACAATGTTTTCAGATACTTTTCCTTTGCATGATGATATTTCCATTTTTTTGAGTAATTCACTAACATTATGATTCAATGCGGAATTTGTTTGATGATTTGATGTAGAAATATCTTTAAGATAGTTTAATTGATTTTCTGTAGATAGTTTAATATCACGAATACTTGTATCAAGCCTCT